ATGCAGGTCGTGCTGGTAGTAATACTTATGATGTGCCTTCACGTTTCATTCCTTGTCTTGTTGCTGGACTTGCTTATCATATCGCCACTAAGCGCCCTGAAGTTGGACTTGACAGGGTTACGTTCCTTAAAGCAGCGTATGATGAACAGTTTACTCTTGCTGCAGATGAAGATAGAGACAAGTCATCAATCAACTTTGCACCGAACATTACCTCATAAGGAGATTACTATGAAAGATAAAACAACATACCAACAACCAAAACCATGTCCAGTTCCAGACTTCGCAGGATACCCAGAGAAAGTAGCTAATACACAGACTAACAAAATGAAGGGTTCAGGCGCTGCAACTAAAGGGACAGGGTTTTCTAAAAGAACTGCTTAATGACTCAGTTTGCTAGTGGTAAACTTGCATTTGGGTTTTGCGATATTTGTGGTTTTCGGTATAATTTAAATGAGTTAAAAGAATTAACTAGAAGAAATAAATTAGTTAATATTAGGGCTTGTCCTGAGTGTTGGGGCCCTGACCACCCACAAAATGATTTGGGTAGCTTTCCTGTTGATGATCCACAGGCACTTAGAGACCCAAGACCTACTGGCGCTACATCAGGTAGAGGGTTGTTTGGATTTAAACCTGTACTAGGACAAAAAGTAAATATGGCTGTAGGTAAAGTAACTGTAAGGATAGGATAATGAATTATACCCAACTGGTACAAGCGATAAAAGATTACACAGAAAGCACTGAAACGTCTTTTGTCAGTCATATTGACGAGATAATAAAGCAATCAGAAAAGAAAATTTATAACGAAGTACAACTTCCTTATTTAAGAAAGAACGTAACAGGTAGCGCAACATCAGGAAATAAGTATGTGCAAACCCCTTCTGATTTTTTAGCCGTCTATTCTATGGCTATTATTGATGGAAGTAGCGATCAACATTTTTTATTAAATAAAGACGTTAACTTTATTAGAGAAGCGTATGCAGGTGCGTCTACTCAAGCGCAACCAAAATACTATGCGCTTTTTGACCATAATACTTTTATATTAGGCCCCACACCTGATAGTGCTTATAATGTAGAATTACATTACTATTATTACCCAACATCTATTGTAACTGCTTCAACTACATGGTTAGGGGATAATTATGAACAGGCTTTATTGTATGCGTGTTTAGTTCAAGCGTATACGTATTTAAAAGGAGACCCTGATTTGATGGCTAACTACCAAAAACAATATCAGGAAAATATAATTCAACTTAAAATGCTTGGTGATGGAAAAGATAGGCGTGATGCTTATCGTTCTGGACAAGTGAGATATGAGGTTAAATAATGCAAAGTGCTTTACTTGATACATTAGTCGGAGAGGCAAAAGTTATGTCAACACAGGGTCGTGGTATGACTCCTGAAGAAATCGCTAATCTAGCACTCGATAAAATTTTACATGTAGCAGATACAGCCCACCCTCTACTCAAAGAACAAGCTAGAGCATTTAAAGAAGATTTACGAAAGATATTAGTGTTGTATATGAAACAAGCCATTAAAAGTGACCGTACAACATTATTTAATAAACTGAAAGACGCTGGGTTAACAAATGCAGCGAACATCATTACAAAGATATAGGAGTTTTTATGGCTATTACACAAGCAGTTTGCACATCATTTAAGCAAGAGTTACTAGAAGGAGCGCATGATTTTCGCTCTGGTGGTGACACAATTTACATGGCACTTTATACAAGTTCTGCATCTCTCGATGCATCCACTTCAGCTTACACAGCAACTGGTGAAGCATCAGGTACAGGTTATGCTGCAGGGGGCCAAGAGTTAACTAAAGTTGCGCCGACATCATCAGGTACTACAGCGTTTATTGACTTTGCTGATGAGACTTGGTCTACCGCTACCATTACAGCAAGGGGTGCGTTAATTTATAATACAACGCCAGCACATACATATACTAACCCTTCTGTACTTGTACTAGATTTTGGTGGAGATAAGACTTCCACTTCAGGAGATTTTACAGTTCTTTTCCCCACTGCTGATTCATCAAACGCAATTTTAAGGTTAGCATAAATGGCTTTAGTATTTAAGGATAGAGTACGAGAAACGACAACAACGACTGGTACGGGTAATATTGCGTTAGGCGGTGCTGTTTCTGGTTTTATTGCGTTTCAATTTATAGGCGCAGTAAACTCTACTACTTATTATGCTATTGTTCATCGTTCTGCTAATGAGTGGGAAGTTGGTTTAGGTACATTACTTTCATCTACTAGTTTTGGTAGAACAACAGTTTTAGCTTCATCAAATTCAGGTTCAGCAGTTAATTTTTCTGCGGGTACAAAAGATATCTTTACAACCTACCCAGCAGGTAAAGCAGTGGATACAACAAAGGCTGAAGAAATAGCAATTCAATTTGCAATAGCACTAGGATAATATTATGGCATTTAAATCTAAAACATCAACAAGTATTGGCACAAGTGGCTCTGCTACAACAGTTACAGATACAGTAGCGGCATCTACAACACATACAATTATAGGTTTATCAATATCAAATAAAACAACTTCTAATATTACTGTTACTGCTTCAATTACTAAAAGTGGAGGGACATTGACTTACCTTGTTAAAGATGCAACAGTTCTTCCAGGCGGTGCATTAGTTGTTATTGGTGGTGATCAAAAATTAGTTTTAGAACCAAGTGATATTGTTCAAGCATATGCAAGTGCAGCGACTTCTGCTGATGCTGTAGTTAGTTATTTAGTATAGGAGATTAGATGGCAACGATAGGTAACGCACCAGTCTTTCCAACAGAAAGTGTTCTACCAGGTAATTTACAAGTTACAGGAAATGCAACGATAAATGGAACAACTAATAGTGTAGGAAATTTAACAGAAAATAGTAATAATGTAGTTTTAGAAAATCAACCAAAAGTTCCTACGTTTCAAGTCTATTTAGGTTCAAATCAAAGTACAACAAGTAATGCGTGGAATAAATTACAACTAAGTCAGGAGCATTGGGATACAGATTCTTGGTGGGATACAACCAATTACAAATACACACCACAACAAGCTGGTTATTATTTATTTACTGTGAATTTATATGAAACAACAGCAGTAGTAGCTCACTTAGCACTGTATAAAAATGGAACTGAATATAGAAGGTTTGGAACAAGTTTAGATAATAGCTCAAGTGTAACAAGTGTAAGAATGATTGGTGGTAGTGTTGTAGTTGATCTAAATGGTAGTACAGATTATGCTGAATTTTATGTTTATACTAACCCTGCTGGATCAATAGCTTCTACATCCACTAGATCACATTGTGGTGGAACTCTTATTAGGACACTTTAAAAATGAATTTAGATGAGAAGATAAAACAAATATATCCCACAGTAACTGATACTGATTTTACTGACACTATTATTTTAATTGATGATGGTAATGGGCCATACATACACACTTGGAATCACCCAACATTATCACAACCAACTCAAGAACAGCTAGATGCTATAGGAGAGTAAATGAGTTATATAGGAAACGCACCAGGAGTTGCATCACAAAGATTAGTAAATGAATTTACTGCTACCTCTGGACAAACAACTTTTACGTTAACCAATGCTTATACTGTAGGGTATGTTGATGTTTATTTAAATGGTGTAAAATTAATAAATGGAGATGACTATACAGCTACCAATGGAACATCAATAGTTTTAACTACAGGTGCGACTACAGGTGATAGTGTTAGTATAATTGCATATATACCTAGAGGTTTAGTGTTAGATAATGGAGCTTTAGGTGGTACAGGTAATTATGTATTTTGGGAAAATGATTCTGTCGTTAGTGCAGATTATCAAATAACAGCAGGAAAGAATGCTGGTTCATTTGGCCCTGTCACGATCAATAGCGGCATAACCGTTACCATACCTGCTTCTTCAACATGGACTATAGTATAGGAGATTAAATGGCTTTATCAATAAGTGGAACTGGAAATGGAACGATAGGTAATCTATCTGTTCCTTCTGCGTCTGGTACTATAGTAGGTTCAGGTACAAATTACCCTCTAAATATTGATGCAAGCGCTACAGCAGAGTCTTTAAAAATAGATTCAAGTGGTAGAATAACTGCACCTAATAGAGTTATGTTTTATGCAAGAAGAGCATCAGGTAGCGGGGATAAAACAGGAACTTATACCTCAGTATTTGATACAAAAATATTTGATGTAGGAAATGGTTATAATACATCAACAGGAGTATATACTGCACCAGTTACAGGTAATTATTATTTTAGTATTTGTGCATTTAATGATAGTGGAAATGTTGGAAGAATAGATTGGATGAAAAATACCAGCACTACTATTGGGAGATTTGGTAGAGAATATACAGGTGGTTATTTTCCTTTAGAAGCTTCCATTATCGTTGATTTGGCCGCGAATGATACTATTCAAGGAGATGTGACATCAGGAAATATGCACTATAGTGCGCCTTACAATTACTTTTCAGGGTTTTTAATAGGATAAAATTATGCCAACATACACAATTACATTAACAGACGCAGAAGATAAAGCATTATCTGTTGTTGCAGCTTCGCCACAAGCATGGATAGACAACGCAGTTAAAAATAGATGCAGACAATCTAAAGAAGAAATAGTAGCATCAGAGATAAAAAGAGTAAGAGAGAGTGGAGGTACTGTATCAGGAACAGATGATGAGATAGTAATGGCTGCCACTGTAGAAACTGCTGCTCAAAGACAAGCAAGAATAGAAGCAGAGGATGGAGAATAAGTGAGTAAAATTCGTTTAACACCAAATGCAAGTGGAACAGGAACAGTCACCCTAACTGCACCTTCTACATCGACTGATAGAACATTAACATTACCTGATAATACAGGAACTGTGTTGAGTAATGGAAGTACAGCAGATTACCCTGCTGGAAGTCTTGTTCAATTCAAACACGAAGCATTTAACTCTGGATTTTCTACATCATCATCAACATATCAAGATGCGTATTCTTTTTCTTTTACACCAACAAAAGCAACTAATAAAATACTGCTACAATTCACAGCAAGGATGTATCAACAAACAACAAGTAGAGAAAATAGAATAAGATTTTTAAGAGATTCTACAGAGATACATGAAACAAGAGGTAATTGGAATACTGGCGGTGCTATTGCTTT